TTCACTGATAAGGTGAAGATGGATGTCACTGGTGGAATGAACAATACGGTGCAGGACATAACCGGTCTAACTCCAGACGAACGGAGGGCGAGAATAGATGAGCTTAACCGCCGCCGAGGAAATGGAACTCATAGCGCTGCTGGAGGTTGAGGAGAAGCACCAGGCTAAAACCGATTATTACAGTTATGTGCAATACACGCACAAACTGATATACCAATATACGCGGCATGGCGAGTTCATCTGCAATGTGCTTAATGAGGCTGTGAAGCAACGTAAACGGATGAAGGCTGGAGAAATACCGGTACAAACTCAATATTTTATGTTCAGTGTACCGGCACAACATGGCAAGTCGATGCACATCACCGAGACATTTCCGAGTTTCTTTCTCGGTCACTTCCCGCAAGAGGGCGTAATCGAGATTAGCTATAACTCCGACTTTGCTTCCAAGTTCGGTGGGCGCAATAAGGACAAGGTGAAAGAGTATGGTATGGAACTGTTCGGGATCAATGTAGCAAGTGACAAGGCCAGCAGCGACGAATGGGATATCGTAGACAAGGATGGAAAGAAGACGCGCGGAGGCATGATTTCACGCGGTATCATGTCGGGTATAACCGGTTCTTCGCTCGGCGATTGTGTCATCATTGACGATCCGATCAAGAACGCAGAGGAAGCCAATTCTGAAACTATGCGGAAAAAGCAATGGGAAGAATGGCGAGATTCCATTCGCCGGCGTATTCACCCCGGCGCTATCGTGATATTGATCAACACGCGCTGGCATGAGGATGATCTATGGGGAAGGCTGCTTAATCCTGAGTACGCCAAGCCGTTCCCGTGGCAAGTATATAACCTACCGTTGGAGTGCGATCAGACGCATATCGACAAAGAAGGAAATCCACTGAACCGGAAGCTGGGAGAACCATTATGGCCAGAGCGATACGGGTATGAACACATCGCGGAGGCGAAAGGCTATCCCAGCTCATTCAATGCAATGGACCAAGGTAGGCCGACAGCTGAGGAAGGCAACATCATCAAAAAGCATTGGTGGCGTTGGGTTGACACCATACCGAAGCTCGAAACGAAGATTCTTTCCGTGGATGCGAGTTTCAAGGACACAGATGACAGCGCCAAGTGCTCCATTCAGGTATGGGGCAAGGAAGGCGGATATATTTATCAGGTGGACAACGATACGCGCCGTATGGACTTTGTAACGGCCATACAAGCCATTCGCAATATGCTCCATAAACATCAGGACATTCGTGCAAAATACGTCGAGGATAAGGCTAATGGATCAGCAATCATCAACGTCATGAATCGCAAGATTGGTGGATTCATACCGGTTAAAGCTGATGCAGGTACGGGGGGCAAGGAAGCCCGAGCCAAAGCGGTGACCCCTTGGATCGAATCGGGCAATACGTTCCTACCGAGAGGCACAGAATGGGCAAATGATTTCGTTGAGGAATGCGCATCGTTCCCGAAAGGGACATATGCCGACCAAGTGGACGCGATGAGCCAAGGAATGCAGAAGATCATAGACATGATCGGCAGCGCAATGCCATGGAGTGCCACGCCTGAAGATCGACCCAACAAATCGGAACTGGATAGCGAATTTGACGACTTCGCCAATATAAGCGCAGGAAGCGCATGGAGTTGAGGCAATGAGCGTAACTGAATTAGCAACATTATCACTCGTCGTTTGCGGGTTATTCCTCATGGCGTTTATCGTGCAGACATACGAACGCCGTGCATTACAACGCACCATAGACCGCCAGAACGACACGATACAGCGCCTAATCAACCGTGAGCCTGTGACGTATGCGGAGGTAGGAACGAATCCAAGCAAACCGGTACGTGAGCGTTACGCAGCTTGGGGCGCACAGATGGTCAATCTGGACGAAGACGAAAGTCGCTCATAATGGGCGTCTTTATTTCACAGTGGGGGTGACATATGGCAAAGCTACTCGATAAAACCGCCGAGATATTCGGTGCTGTCGCCGGGATATTCAACAACACCGAACCAAAACCAGAAGTGACCGACGAGGACATCAATACCGAGGACGAGCAAAGATTACTGCTGATGGTCGATTACGACTACCAGATATTCAAGGAGAAGCGTTCCGGGATTGAGGACGTATGGCGCAAAGAACAGCAAATGTGGAAAGGCGATCAGTGGAAAGACTTGCGTCCACCTGATACCGGACCATACCCCGAGCGCATGGAGTACGTTGGCAACTATGCCGGCAGTCAGATCGAATCGATCGTATCGCGACTAACTGGATGGATGCCGGAACCGACATTCGAAGCTACCGAGCCGGGGGATGAGCAGAACGCAGCACTCCTTAACGTGTTTATACCGTACGAACTCAACTGTATCAAGTTCAAACAAAAGCACCTCCGTGCAGTTCGTAGAATGGCGATACACGGTCCGTTAATATACGAGGTGATGCACGACCCTACCGTACAGGGCGGTCGAGGAATGAACCGCTGGACCGGTCAAAACGATGTCGTGCCGTTGAACTTCGGCAGTTTCTTTCCAGATCCGGCAATCAAGGATTTCATCTACCTCCAAAAAGGCCGGGCGCACATCATCAACTATCTGATGACACTCGATTACGTACGGGAGCGCTGGCCGAAACAAGGTGCTAAGGTCATGCCGGATAACCGATCCAGTGAAACGGAGATTTTCGACCGGGATAGTATGACGATCGTTGGCACGACCATGAAAACCGAAGACAACCGTACAACCGTTAACGTGCTTCGCTATATGTACAAGGGCCAGCCGAAGTATATGAGCGACGACGACATCAAGAAGTTCAAGGAACGAGCTGCAGAAAAGCTAACGGAAGGTAAAGACCCGACCGAGGATATTGCTAAGTCTCAGGGTAAGGCAAAGGGAATTCATTTCATCTATGTCACGACCAACGGCGTGTTTCTCGAACACGTCTCTTACGTATACGACCATGGTCAATATCCGATCGTGGCAAGGACACTGTTCCCCGAGGAAGACAATCCATGGGGGAAAGGATACATGCGCGACCTGATGGCCCCTCAGACAATGTACAATCGGTTCTGCGAGCTTGCTATTGAGGTTACGAGTAAGATGGGTAATTCGGCTATTGTGTACGGCATGGGTTCAGGTATCACAGACCCCCTTAAAAAAATATGGCAAATGATGCGTGGTAAAGCTGGCGGCATGTTGCCCGTACAAGGAGACGTAAACCAGGTCAAGGAGTTGCAAGGTGTACCACCAAACCCGGGCATATTCCAGTACATTCAGCATTTTCTCGAAATGATGCAAAAGATACCGGGCATGTTCGATTCGGCAAACGGTGCATCTAATCCGAATGTAACGAGTGGCCGGCAGTCTGAAGCGTTAATCGCTGCAGCTCAGGGACGATTAAGCAGCGCAGCAGAATTGATCGAGGATGCCGTGCAGGAGGTCATGGAGCAGCTTATCGAGCTTGATGCGCAGTTCTACACAACCGAACGTATGGCGCGGATAACCGGTAAGGACGTTTCGTTCAGCCGGGACAGCATTACAAAAAGTGTTGAAGTTCCGTACGAAATAACGGCCATTGATCCCGAGACAGGACAAGAGGTTTCGGAATCCATAATGGTCCAAGAAGAATATGTCCCGAAATATGACGTCAAGGTGTCTATTGGGGTCGAGAAGCCGAAGGATCGGGAGTACTTTATCCAAACAGCGCAAATGCTGTTTCAGACCATTGATCCAACGACTCAAATGCCTATGATTGATGCTCGAGCGCTAAAATATGCTGTCGAAAACGGCAGGCTTGAGCCAATGTCAGTAATTGAGGAACGGATGCAAGTCGAGCAGCAAGTCATGCAACAGTTGCAACAGTTACAACTTGAAAACCAAGCATTACAAGAGCAAATTGGAATGGCTCAACAACAATTGGGCGAATTGCAACAAAATGATATGCAAGCCCAAACTGAGCAACAACGCATGATGATGGATCAGGATAAGGAGCATTTCAACCGCGCTGTGCAGATAAAAAAGCTTGAATTAGACGAGCGAAAACTAGAGAAAGTGGGGGCGGTAAGGTGAATAAAATGGTATAATATAGTGAAGGGGCTAGGGTAGCTACCGAACAAGAGAATCCCACTCTCTGCCCCTACTTTATTGGGATACTACTCGGGAGGTAGTGTAATGAAAAATGAATATGAAGTTAGTGGGGAAGTTGTGGTAATTTTCCTAAATCGAAGAGACGGTACGATCTTGGAAACACAAATCGAGACGACTGACCTTGCTAAAATGCTAGAATACGAGGGGAAATGGACGCCTTGGTGGAATAAGTGTACGAAATCCTATTACGTTCAAGGACATTTACGGTTGGGCGTAAACAAAAAGACCAAGATTTATTTGCACCGATACCTAACCGATGCACCAAAAGGCCAATTTGTTGATCATGAGAACAACGACACTTTAGACAACCGACGCAGTAATCTTCGTTTCGTCACTAATGCGGAGAACCAACAAAACCGGAAGTCTACGCCATCAGACAATAAAAGTGGTGTGTTGGGTGTGAGTTGGAATCGAAATAAAAACAAGTGGCAGTGTCATATAAAGGCAAACGGTAAAAATATGTATCTTGGACTTTACGATGATTTGGAAGTTGCCAAACGAGTAGTCGAAGATGCACGTAAGCGTCATATGCCATATTCCAAAGAAGCACTCGCTAATTAGTGGGTGTTTTTATTTTAGGGCGTTCCCAGCCGTGGGGCGCCCTTTTGATTTGCCCATTTCTAGCGCCAGCCATAGCGCATTCGATAAGGAGAGATTTACATGAGCGAAGAACAAGCCAGCCATAGCTTGGAAACGCCGGTAGAAATTGAAAGAGACGCGGATACTGAAGCGTTGTTCGAAAGCTTCGGTCTGCCAATGCAAATAACGGAAAAGAAAGATATCGACTTTCCTGTCATGCCTGAATCCGAAGATCCTGCCATAGATCAGACGGATGAAGAGCAAGAAGAAGTTGAACAAAAGCCGACAGATACGCGGAAATACAAAGTGAAATTCAATAAGGAAGAAGTCGAAGTCGACGAATCCCAAGTTCCCGAGTTGCTGGAAAAGGGGATGGCGCTCGACAAGACGAGGGCAAAGCTCACCGAGCAGCAAAAGGCGCTAGACGAGGTCGCACAAATGCAGGGGTACAAGGACCACGCAGACCTCATTGCGAACCTCCCGAAATTGCGTGAACAGCGCGAGCAACAAGAGAAGGATCGCTTGCAAAAACAGGCCGACGAGTTCGATGCACTGAAGGATCAGGTCGTCCAAGACCTCGTTGACGCCGGTGTAGACGAGCAGAAGGCCAAGGAATACGCGGAGAACAACCCTTTAGTGCGACACGCTAAAATGGCCTTACAAGAGCTTGAAAGTAAGCAACAACAAAGCCGTGTCGAGGCTGAATCCAAAGTGATGCAGCAGAAATGGGAAGCATTGTTTGCGGCTTACCCGGAATTGGTTGATACGGTCCAAGGCGACTCACCCCCGGATTGGCTAACACCGGAAATGGACCGGCGGTTGAAGCAAAATTATGACCCGATCGACGCTTACAAGTTGGCACATGCTGATAAGCTTCAGGGTCAGGCAAAGAAAGCAGCAGAACAAAAGGTCATCAAGGAGCAACACCTTGGTTTGAGAGGTCATATCAACGAACAAACGGCTACTCCACCCAATGAAGAATCGCTAACTCCCACACAAATGACACTTGCGGAGGAATTTGGCGTTGACATGAAGGGAGTTCAGCGGCAAAAACAACTACTTAAAAGCAGGAGGTAAAAACATATGGCATTCGTTTGGCATCAAAATAGCGATTCGAGACAGCCGAAGGTGATTAGCAATATCCCTTTCACGGCTTCGACTACCTTCACATATGGTCAGGCTCTGATTGTCTCCAGTTCGACCGGTAAATGGGTTACAGCTGCGGCAGGAGGGCCGATTGGGGGCATTTACAACGGCCCCACGGTAACGACACCGGCAAGCCCGGACCAATACCCTGACGTTATCGAGGCGCGTCCTGGTGACGAATTCATCGCGGATTATGTAGGCACTCCGGATGCGACGTTTCTCCCCGGTCAAGCAGCAGCTGACATTTCGTCCGGCGGTTTGACGCTGAATGCTGCCGATGTAACGGGCGGCCCTTGCACCATTCTTTCGATCAATACTGCAAAAGCACAGGCGGTTGTACGCGTTAAAAACCGTCAGTTCAGCTAAGGGAGGCGATTAGATCATGACCATTATGACAGGTACGTTTAAATCGATGAAGGAAGTCAACACGATCTATGAGCCGATCGTGCGGGAAGTATATACGCAAACGGTAAGCCAGCAAATCGACTATATCCCGTTGCTCTGCGACGTGGGCAAGACATCGAAAGAACGGGAGCATTACGAGGGCGTCGGAGCCCGTGGAATGATGAAAAAATGGACGGATACCGGTCGTTCGGTGTACTACGAAGATCGTGAAAAGCTGTTCCCGACTCAGATTCCACAGGTGAAATACTCGACCGGTACGCAGATTGACCGCGATTGGTTCGACTTCAACAAGCATCAGGAGATCAAGGATGAAGTGACGAACCTTGCGGACTCGGTTTACAATACCCGGCAGCTTCAGATCGTGGAGCCGTTCAAGAACGCATTTTCCACTACCGGAACGGATTATGAAGGGACAACGATCACCGGAGGAACGGCGATTCCTGACGGCAAAGCCTTGTGTGCTACAGACCATCCTTACAGCCCGACGAACTCGTCCCAAACGAACAGCAACAAAATTTCGTTGTCGCTGGACTATGACTCGTGGCATGAAGTACAGGTTATGGGTCAAAACTTCGCTGATTCCAAGGGTAACAAAATGCCGGTTATGTTCGACCTGCTGATGGTTTCGCCGAGGCTCATGTCCGTGGCCTACCAATTGGCCGGCATGAACGCCAAGAAAGCCGACAACGCACAGGCATTGTACGTTCCGGAACAAGCGAACTTCTCGCTGAACATTTATCGCGGCACGTTCGACGTTATCGTTAATCCGTACCTTCCGAACGCGTACAACTGGTTCGCGATCAACAAGTCCCGGATGCGTCGTTACCACAAATGGAACGAATTCCGTAAGCCGGACTTCAAGAACGAAACGGACTTCGACTCCGAGGTATTCAAATACGCTGTAATCGGCCTGTGGGGGCGCGGCATCATCGACTGGTCGTGGATCATCGGCAGCGATGCTTCGAGCTAAGGAGGCGACGACATGGGTGGCGTGAATTTCAGCAACAATGCCGGAACAGGGTTTGTACGGGCTGATGGTTTTCAAACGAGCGATGGCGTTACCACGCCTAAAGTGGCTATCAACACAACGTTAACCATTGATCCACCCTCCCTGACTACAGGGGCTTTTGCAGAATCTGACTTCGCTTTGCCAGGTGTGGCGTTAGGGGATTCAATCGAATTGTACCCACCGTACGATATGCAAGGCATCATGTACCAAGCATCCGTACAGGCAGCAAACAACATCACCGTGGCGTTTTCAAGTTGCAACACTGGAACGGTTGATCTTGCTTCCGGCTCGTGGGGCGTTGTTGTGAAACGGAGGGCATGATATGTCGGATAACGTTTGGAAGGTAGGGACCCGAAACGGTGAGGTAAAGGTGGTCTCTAGCCGTCCTAAACTCGCTCATCGCCCCCCGTTCGACATCAACGACAAGATGCCGAAGAATCAAGTACCCTTTGCGTCGGGATGGAACGAAATGCGGGAAAGGCTCATTCTATTGGGCGAAATGGAATCAAAGTAAGAGGGGCCGAGTGCTCCTCTTTTCTTTTTGTAGGAGGGACTATGAGTCAATTGGAATACGACATGTTGAAACGATTGGTAAAGGCGCAAGAGCGCACAAACGAACTGCTAGTAGAGATTAAGGAGGCTGTTACAAATGGGCGGACAACTACCCGGAAGAGTGATGTTCCCGAAGGCGAAGGAACCATTCGACGGAAGCGCGGACCAAACCGTAACGTTCAATGATCGGATGTACGGATTATACATTTCGAATGACGGTGCGAGTGATATAACGATAACGGTCAACAGTGAGACGTTCACGGTCAAGGCAGGAAAGGAATTCCGTGAGTACTTCGATCCGTTCATCACGTTCGATATAACGGCTGCTGTTGAATATCACGGCTACGGATTAGGTTAAGGGGGATGCAAGATGCTGCTATCCGAGGTGGTCAATAAAATAACTGAAAAATGGCCGGCAGGCGTGAACTTAAGCATTCCATCCGTAATTAGCGATGTAAGTGAACTAAGACGACGATTAATCCGAAATTACTGCACCGATATTGATACATCGACCACCGATTTACTCGAAGATACTCCAGAATATCCACTACCATGCGCGCAAAGCGACATTAAAGAAGTTGTTGTGAACGGGTGTCCATACGTAAGAGGTTCGCTCGGTTCATCCGTTCCTTGTCAATACTATTACATCCTCGATAATACCATCGGGATCTATCCAACACCGACAACCACGGTGACGGAAGGCCTGATGATTTTCCATACAAAATCAACGAAGGAATTAACACAAGGCGATTGGAACGTCGACGCAGGATTAGATAAAGATCACGATATGCTCTTGGTATACGGAGTGTTGAAAGAAATAGATCCGAAATACAAGGTTCAGTACGACGAATTGTTCAGTAGTTTTTGGTCCGCAAACCTAACTCCTGACAATAGCGTTATTCGTGGGAGGTGGTAATTGTGTGGTCAACACCGGGCATTGCAAGTCAAGCAAAAGTAACTTATTTAGATTATAAAAAGATAAAAGAATTCGATGGAGTCGGGTACTTCCTTGAAAACTACGTGGTTGATGGAGCATTCGTTACAAAAAATGTTTACAAGAGCGACTACATTGACATTACAGAAGCGCAAGTTAACCTTAAAGGTCAATTTACCGTTCGCGCAGCCACATCTTTACGAACGAGTGCGAAAAATGCCACTTACTACCTTGATTTTAAAGACGGTGACTTCACATTCGCAACGTCGCATCCATCCGGAACGGTTAACGTTGATTACCTCCAGATTGCGACGGTTACCACAGATTCGAACGGGACAGTATCAACAATAACGGATAATGTTGGAGACCGCGGGGGGTTTAGACTCAAGCCAGGGTATGAGTTCCCAGAAATTGCTGAACTTCAGGCAGATAATGCGTCACGGGCAATTAATGTTATGTATCCACCGAATGGATTGACGGCATTAGTAGCCGATGATTCAACAGACAATGCAACGGCTATCCAAGCAATGATTGATTACCTCGTAACGCTTAAAGGTGGAAAACTCTTCTTTCCGGTGGGTAATTTTAAGTTTGGAACTACATTAACCTGG